AGTTTAGTTATGAATCCACCAACTTTACCTGCTGTTTTACTAGCAGTCTGTGTTAGACTACTAGCCGTACTGGAAAGTTTAGAAGCAGTACCAGTTACTGCTTTAACACCACCACTTACTGCTGATGAAACCTTACCTCCTACTGTAGAGATACCTTTAACAGTACCACTTACTGCTGATGAAACCTTACCTCCTACTGTAGAGATACCTTTAACAGCACTTGTTACCTTTCCTGCTCCAGGAAGATTTTTAATTGTGGATCCTACCTTTCCACCTATATTCTTTACAGTCTGAACTGATCCTGATACAAACTTAGAAGCTTTTTGATATGCCTTACCAACTCCAGGAAGTTCTGAAAGCCATTTACCTGCTGCCTTAAGTCCATTACTTGCTGCCTTCAGAGCATTAGCTGCTATATCCTTTGCAAATTGTATAGCTTTACCAACTGTATTAGTAACAAATTTACCTATCTTAGACCCTGCTGTTTTTAAAGCCGTAAGAACAGTATCTTTTATAGCTTTAAAAGGTTTTAAAATAGCTTTAACAGAAACACTTAATAAAGATCTAAGTCCTTTAATTATATTACCCAGTAACTTAGGCATCAAGAAGAGTGATCTAATGCCCCAGAAGATGGCCTCCATCGCAGCGGAGCCTCTTCCAAACACTTTCTTAGCAAAAGCTGATAACTTCAAGAACCCTACAACCAGGATTCCCATAATAATATTATTAAAGAAGCCCATGAAAGTTTCAAGGAAACCTTTCTTCTTCTTCTCCTGAGGTTTAAGATCAGGTTTCTCTTCTGTATCCTTTGATGTCTCTAATAAATTTTCTCTAGCGGCTTTCCTCTTCTTTTCTAATTGTTTTCTAAGAGCTTTCTGTTGATCTTCTTTTTGTTTAGTCTGATTCTCAAAAGCAGTCTTAAGACTACTAGTAAGACTTACAATACTATCAATCTGTTTATTAATGCCACCAAAACTTATCTTCCCACCCTCTGATGGTTTGGAAACAATTGCTCCACTATCTCCACCGCCTGTTGATGTATCCTCACTAGGAGGAAGCATCGGTGTAACTGCCTTAGTTTGAGATTTAACTAAGGCACCCCTTCCACCACCAGCAGCTATCTTCTGAGTCTCATTCTTATCCTTCTTACCTCTACCAGTTACTAGATCAATGGCTTTATCCTTCGCCATTCCCTTAGCAGCACCAATTGCTTTCTTCTTTAACCCACCAGCCGCGACTTTCTTAAGAGCCATACCAGAAGCTTTTGTGAGCGCAGCTTTCCCAAAAGCAGCTTTGGCGGGAGCTAATAATGCTAGTGGGGCTGCCATATCTTATCCACCCACTATATTATACATTCCCTTTATCACATTATAAGTAGTGTTATTAGAATCAAAAGGAGCAAAAGGTTGAGGAACTTTTTGATCTGCAGCAGCTCCTGTACTTTGAGGAGGTCTGCGAGATGGCTTCCTAGTTTTTCTGAGATCTACCACAGTAGCCTTTGGAGAAGGAGGAGGAATACTACGATTAACAGTAGTTTGAGATGATGAAAGTGGAAAATTATCATATGCACCAAACAAATCATCCACCATACCACCACCTTGAAGTGCCTTTATAGTCTGAAGAACAGTACCCCCACCCTCAGCACGTTGAACCACATTAGACTTTACATACCGAGGTTTATTATCCCCACCACCTGATTTATTCATCGCCAATAACTTATCAGCCCCAATCTTATCCACTGCCTTCTTACTCATTACAATTTCACCTGGCTGAGCAGCAACCAACTGTGTATCTTTACCTGCACCTGTAACCTTTATACCACTTTGAGAAGTAACAGGTCCACCTTTTTTAGCTGATATCTTCTTAGCATCTACTTCACCACCACGAGCTGCAACTTGTAGTCCAGGAGCTTTGGATCCTACATTCATTCCAGGAGCCTTTGATCCTACATTTAAACCTGGGGCTTTTGCTCCTACATTTAAACCGGGAGCTTTGGCACCCACATCCAAACCAGGGGCTTTTCCTCCTACATTTAAACCAGGAGCAGATCCACCTCCACCTTGGCCACCCATCAGTTTCTCTTTCACTACACTAGTAAGATTATCTCCCATCCCTTTTAGATCAATTCCCATCTTAGGCATATCCCCTTTAGGCATATCCACTTTAGGCGTATCCACTTTAGCAATCTTACCACCCCCTTTCATCTGCAGAGTATCCTCTGGAGTTCCTGGCAATATCACTACTAGTTTCTCTACTTCATTAGCCTCAGGTGACTCATCACCAGATACTACTTGACCCTCTCTTATAACGCCACTATTCTCTGCACCAACTACCCCACCCTCTGCAGCAGCTTGAACGGGAGGAGCACTCTCCTCTTGCAATGGTATCTTAGGAATAGCAGGAACTGCAGGGATCTCTGGTAACTGAGGTTTAGGAATAAGATCTTCCTTCACACCTGGTATTATACTAAGAGCTTTATTGAGCATATCAACAATAAATCCTATACCAGAATTAAGTCCTGTTATAAGCAGGTTAATAGGATTTCTAAACGCATCTACTACCAATGCAATCAACCAATTTAAAGCACTAATAACTCCATTGATAACTTTAAAGATAGGATCTAAGAACTTTTTAGGATTAGTAAGTAATTTCAGAAGTCCTACTACAACGGTACCCATCAATATATTCTTAAAGAAATTAAGTATCATCTCAAAGAATCCCATCACAGGCTTAGTAGCCTTTTCAGCCATGGTCTCAGGTTTTTCCTTTTCCTTTGTCTCTATTGATGCTTCTCTCCCTGCCTTTCTCCCTTTCTCTTCAGATATTCTTGCCTTCTCTTGTCCTTTCTTAGTAACCTGATTACCTTTATTAAGAGCATCGACCATTGACTGAAGATTGTTCTCTATCTTAGAAAATCCTGAAGTCAAAACACTCTTCAACTCTTCTACACTTTTTTTAACATCACCTACTTCAGCTGATGTATCTTCTGCTCCTGCAGTTCCTTGTTGACCACTAGCTGGTACAATATCACCTCCCGCTGGAGGTAAAAGCTTCTTAGGATCTATCTTAGTTCCCGCTGGAGCTCCACGACTAACCCCACCTCTACTTTTCTTCTCTCCAGTCTCAGCAGAATCTTTAGAAGTAGGAGTAGGTGTCTTAGGAGTCTGTGGACGAGCTTGGGATGTCTGTGGTTCTTCCTTTATAGACTTAACACGTTTCCATTCATTAGTAAGAGCTTCAGTATCTTCACTAGACACTCCAGTGTCGGTCATCCGACCAGCCATCATCTTCTCTCTTAAGAGAGTCTTATATGTACTTAAATCAATATCTTTATTATCTTTAATTCCAAGCAGGTCAAAAATCTTAGGATCAACTCCCTCTAAAAGACCACTTGTTCCTGTTTTAGCTGGCATTCTGGGCTTTCTGCTTTTGTTCTTCTTCCTCTAGGTGTTGCTGTAATAAAGTAACATAAACATCTCTTTCCCAAGGGATAAGATTTTCAATCTCAGTTAATGAATATTTATGGTACTGCATGAGGGCAAAGTTAAGTTTAAAATAACCAACTAGATCCATATGGATCATGCCTATGCGAAAAAAGACGATAGGCCCTCCAATACTACCTCACTCTTCACTTTTGTCACTGGGTTAGTGATCTTCACAGTATGAGAAAGTTTAGGAGTAGTCTCAAAAAACTTTTCAATCTCTTTGAACTGTTTAGAATTCATCTGTTCTAAGAAATCTTTTAATTCTTTCTTAGTACAATCAGCTCCTGCCCATACCTCTTCATCACTATAAATCTTATCAATACAACTACCAATCAAATCAAATGATTTCTCCATACTATCCTTTTCATTAAACTCAAAATTACTATTAACAAATTCAGATAATGAAGGATACTTCATCTCCATCATTAAATTATCATCCAATTGAATCTGCTTAGTATGATCATCATCACGATGAATACCTATATCATCCAGATTAATCTTTATAGGAACCTCTGTCTCACCATCATCTGGACAAATAATATTAACTTCTACCTCTTCACCAACAGACTTACCTCTAATATTAAGGAACAAGAATTCAATATCAAAAGTTGGCAACTGATCTACTTTAATTCCTTTAGTAAGAACACATGATTTAAGAACAGCTTTAATAGCATTTGTAATTTGCTTCGTATCTTCACTCTCTAAAGCAATGACAAGTAACTTCTCCTCTTTAACTAAGAAAGGTCTATACTCTATCTCTTTCCCCGTTGAAGGGAGTTCCAACGTATACGTTGGGGTAGCAATCTTTGGTAAAGGCATAATATCCTATAACAATTCAGTGTGATTATTTATCACCTCTGATCAAGAGGTAATAAGGGTTGGCCATTGTATTGTAAGAAGTTTCTTAAATCTTGATTAGGATTCCAATCTTCAGGATCATAAAAAGTATTAGGTAATACTCCTTTTCTTTCTCTCACATAACGAACATAACTCATGGATACATTACATTGTAAGATATTAGATCCCTCATAAGATACAGGCATTGAAGATACACTAATAGGGAAAGCATCCACATAGGTATAATGTAAATGAGCTCCTGCCACATCCTTTTCAAATTTACTCAAGAATATATTAGTCTTATAAGTGGTAGGATAGTTCATCCTATAACTTATATAAGGAGACTTAGATACATTTCTATCATTTTGATTGGTAATATAATCTATCCACCCATCAAAAAATTCTATAGCTCCATAATTACGATCAACATAAAAAGTTAAGTCCAAACTACTATCATACATCCTTCTATATGCCATCTTCTCAGAGACACCAGAATAATCATTATGAACTTCATGAGTTACCAAAGCAGTACCAGGTAGAGTAGCTCCACTACATAACAATTCTAATTCATCTCCACTGGCACTATAAGTATACCCTCTCAGAGCCAAAAAATCAGTAACGTCCGTGGGAGGTTGTAATTTTACCATGTATACCGAAGTCTGAGCAAGATTTAAAAACCTACTCTTAATGTCACTACTTGAAACCCTATTGGGCGCGTAACCAGGCATCTATAAATAAACTTAATTACTATTACTATGTAGGTAAGATGCCACGTGATTCTAAGTATCACCAGGGATTGTTTCACCCACATAACCCTAAAAAATACTTAGGAGATGTGAGAAATATAATCTATAGAAGTAGTTGGGAACTTAGATTCTTACAGTGGTGTGATAGTAATGATAATATTATTGAATATGCTTCTGAGGAATTTTCTATTCCTTATCTCTCACCCCTAGATAATAGAAAACATCGTTATTATCCAGACTTTTTAATCAAAGTCAAAGAACCTGGGGGTGTAGTAAAAAAGTATGTCATTGAGGTAAAACCCAAAAGACAGACTCAAGAACCCAAAAAGAAATCAAGGGTTACCAAATCCTATATCCATGAATGTAAAACATATGCACTCAACCAAGCCAAATGGAAATATGCCAGAGAATTCTGTAAAGATAACTCTTTAGAATTCAAAATCATAACTGAAGAACAACTATGGAACAAGAAGAGTATCTAGAAACTACAGAAAATAGATTAGAACATGTAGTCAGTGACATCATAGCCATGACTGATCCTGAAGATATGATGCTCGCAGTAATGGAAACTTTAAATGATACTGTTGTAACTACTCCAGATGTTGGAAGATATTATACCTTTATATACGATCCTAAAACTCCTAGAATTCGTTATGATGAATTCCCTCTCATTGCTTGTGTGGGATTATTCAGATGGGGGTTTAGAGGAATCAA